TCCGGCGAATGAAATTCGCGTGCTGGAGAATCTCGTGGCGCACCACCATCGGCGCACCGATGACCCGGATGACGCTGCAGCGGCCATTGCCGCGTGCCTGGAGGAGATTGAATATTGGCGGAATTGGCGTCCGAAGAAGGGAAGGGGGAGGTGATGGATCACGAAAATGCCTGGATGTGGACGGTCGTATTTCTGGTGATTGTGGTTCTCGCCGCCGGCTGGGCGATCATCGACCCGGACCACGACCACCTAGACCCGGAGGACGGCGAATGAGCGCCGTTGCCCACGGCAAGTGGGAACAGTCGCGGACGACGGGCTCACCCTCGGCCTTCCGGCCCTTCTGCCCTGGCGGCTGGGAGGGTAAGCGGGCTCCCGGCTACGACTGGTTGGTCGACGGATGTTTTTTGAAGGGGACCGTCGCGATGCTGTCGGGCGATGGCGGCCTCGGCAAGAGTCTGCTGATGCAGCAGCTCTGCACCGCAGCAGCGACAGGCCAGGAGTGGCTCGGCCTGGCGACACAACGGTGCCGCACCTTTGCCCTATTTTGTGAGGACGACGTGGGGGAGCTGCACCGGCGCCAAGAGAAAATCAACAAGCACTACGGCGTAGCAGGCGGGGAGCTGGAGGACGTGCTCTACGCCAGCCGGGCCGGCGAGGACTCGGTGTTGATGCGCTTCCCAAAATGGGGGCAGGACGGTGAGACAACGGCGCTCTACACGCAGCTTACGCATTCCTGTCGCGATCTGGGGGCGCAACTGATCGTCGTCGATACCCTGGCAGACACTTTCGCCGGCAACGAGGTCGACCGCAACCAGCCGCGGACTTTCGTCCGGGCTCTGCGCCGGCTGGCGATCGAACTGCAGGCCTGTGTCATCCTCACCCAGCACCCGAGCATGATGGGGATGCAGAGCGGCACCGGGTCCTCGGGCAGCACCGGATGGAATAACTCGGTGCGGTCGCGCCTGTATTTGACCAGCCCGAAGCCCAACCGCGACGGCGATATCGAGGATCGTAACGTGCGGTGGCTGAAGACGATGAAAGCAAACCACGGCCAAACGGGAGGGAAGCTGAAGTTAAGGTGGCTCGACGGGGTGTTCGTCCGAGACGACATCAAACCGCCGACGGTCGACTGGACGTCGCCGCAGATGGATATGGAGTGGAGAGAATGAACAACCTAACAATCGCAGGGATACTTGGCCGCGACGCGGAGACGAAGACCACCAACAACGGCAAGGATTACACCAAGTTTTCTGTCGCGGTCAAAGACGGCTGGGGCGAGAACGAAAAGACGCTATGGGTTGACTGCACCATGTGGGGGGACCGCGGCGCCAAGCTGGCGCAGTACCTGACCAAAGGGTTAAAGATTACGGCCTCGGGACGAGCGGGAGTCAACGTCTGGTCGGCAAAGGATAGCGGAGAAGCCAAGGGGAGTCTCACCCTGTCCATCGACCAGGTGACCTTGCAGAGCGGACGGAAGGACGATGGGGATTCGGGGGAGAGGCAGCAGAAAAAATCGTTCAAGTCGAACAGCAACGATTTCGACTTGAACGACGAAATCCCCTTTTAACCAATGATGGTGACGCGGACGCCGTGGATTGCCTCCACGAGCGCCCGCTTCAGCCGGCTGACGTCGGTGTCCATACCTTTGACGTCCTCGACGACCATGGCGCCGCCCGCATCGAGATAGCTGAAGTCCGCCAAGTATTTGACCGCTCGCCCATTGGGGAATCCTTCTGATCGAATCTTCACCGGCCTTCCCTCGATCACGATGGGGAAGGCCGGCTGCGTTTTCATGTCGCTGATTCGGCCGGAACGCTCCAACATCCGCAGCTCGCTGTAGCGGCGCGCCTCGGCTTTGCTGGCAAAGCGAAGGCCGTCGACCACAGTGGCGACGGCCTTGTATTTGTGCGGCCTGCTCATACGCCTTCCCCCGACAGCGCGTCAAGGAAGTTCGATTGCTCACCCAGATTGAGCGCGGCGAACGTCTCACGCAAGCAATCCTGCAGCATATCCCTGTCGTCGGTCTCCAGCTTGTAAAAGCGGCGGGCAATATTGAAGTCGGTGACTTTCATCCCGAGGCTGCCCTTGATGCACGTGTTCTTCAGCGTCGACTTCGCGGCCTGAAGCTCCTTGATGGTGTCGTCGATCCGGTCAAGCTCAGCCATTGTCGACCGGATGATCTCTGCTCGCCCCTGCATGTTGTGCTGCGGGGAAACTGGCTCGAACTCATCCTTCCCCTTGCCTGCCCTCGGCTTGCTGCTCATGTGTTGCTCTCCTGACTTATTTTCCACTCGATCAACTGGTTGATGGTCACCTCCCCCGCGGTGCAGAACTCGATTGTGCGAAGTGTCGATATTCGCGGGTCGACTCGGCCTGAGATGATCCCGTACAAATTCGACTGCGACATTTTGGCTCGCAGCGCAAAGGCGACGATTGATTCGTCGTGATCGTCGAGCCAGCGTCCGAGGGGGTTGTCGGTATTCATGGTTGGGAGGATAGCAGAATTTTTTGCCAAACAATAATCTTCTTGCGGTCGGCTGGAGCCCCGTGTAATTTTGGATTAACGTAATTTCAGGGGGCGGCCATGGTGCAGAGTATGGCGAAAATCCTCGCAGAGGCGGAAGAGCGCTTCATGGCGCGGAAGCACGAGACGATCCCGGCATCGTTTGCGACGGTCACTTTTGGGGGGGCTTATGGGGCCTTGATCGGCGGCCCGTACATGAGCCTGGACGATGCACTTGTCGACATCGAGCTCATCCCCGGTGATCCCGATTTCGGGGCCTACTACGGGACGATCCACATCGCCGCAGATGGCGATCTGACGTGGCTCGATCTGCGGCCCGAGTCGGAGGAAGCGAAATGACGGCGCTTCTTGCACCTCATCCGCCGGAGTGGCATGCGGCCCGCCGGATGGGCATCGGCGGCAGCGACGCGGCTGCGATCGTCTCCGGCGATTGGCTCCGGCTGTGGCGGGAAAAGACCGGGCGCGCCGAGCCCGAGGATCTGTCGGGCAATTTCGCGGTGCAGCTCGGCACCGTCACCGAGGCGCTGAACCTGGCCTGGTACGAGCGGGTGATGATTCGCACCGTCAGCCGCCAGGGCGAGCAATGCGTCGCTGCCGACCACCCGTTTCTGCGCTGCACCCTGGACGGCTGGGACGCCGTCGACTGCTGCGTGATCCAGGCCAAGCATGTCAACGGCTTCGCCAAGATCGATGAGGTGGTCTCCCGCTACACCGCTCAGGTGAGCCATGAGATGATCGTCACCGGTGCGCCGAAAGCCATCCTGTCCGTGATCGTCGGGACCAACGCCCCGGTTTACGAGCGGGTTGACCTGGACGAGTGGTGGGCTTCCGACTATATCGGCCTTTGCCGCGATTTTTGGCGCCACGTCGAAAACGACGAGGAGCCGGTGCAGGGTGCACCGCTGGCGCCGCCGCCGAAGATCGAGAAGTTCCGCACGGTCTCGTTCGAGGGGAACAGCAACTGGGCAGCCTATGCCGCCGACTGGATCGATAACCGCGATTCGGCCAAGGCATTCGAGAAGGCCGCAAAAGAGATTAAATGCGCGGTCGAGGCAGACGTCGGCCTCGCGACAGGCCATGGCATCACGGTGTCCCGGAACAAGGCGGGCGCCCTATCCATATCCATCAAAAAGGTGTGAAGATGAAAATTAACCTGGGAAGTGAAGAGATCTCAGACGCAGTGCGGTTCTGGCTGGAGAGCAAGGTCGCGAATTTCGGCGAGTACATCATCACCGACATCGACGTTCCGTCGAAGTACTCGGCGTACAAAGAGGTCGAGGTGACTCTGGAACGCCGCAAGCTGGTGCCCATCGACCCTCGGGATATTCTGGCAGCCAAGCCCTGCCCCGTGGCGACGGCCGACGACGTTGCGCAATCCATGCTGGAGCACATCGACCATGAGTGATCGTGTCGACCCGGTCACCGGAGAGGTTGCAATCCGCGTCCTGGTGATGGCTCCAGCCCTCGCCGCGGCGATCGTCGCAGTGAAAAAGGGGGTGAAGCAGCTCGGCTATGACGAGGTCAACAAGTTTGCCGGCTACAAGTACGTCAGCGTCGACAAGTTCTACGACTCCATCTGCCCGCTGATGGCAGCCGCCGGCCTGTTCGTGGTGCTGGACGAGGTTCGGGCCGAGGTGCACCAGCATGGCGCTGCGGCAAAGGATTCGTCTTGGCTCCACGCCGACTACCAGCTCTATCTCTGCCATGAGTCCGGTGCGATGTTCGGGCCGCTGAATCGCTCAATCATGGTTCCGGCTAGCGGTCCCCAGGCCTTCGGATCGGCGCAGAGCTACCTGGAGAAACAATTCCTTCGCGCCCTATTCAAAATCCCCACCGGCGAGAAGGACGAGGTCGACTCGCTCAACAAGGCGGACCTGCCCCAGGGAGGCGCTAGGAAGGCCGCTGGCGCCCGAAACGCCCCGCCCACCTCCGATGGGGCGGCAGGCTCCACCGCCAGCCACGAGCCCCAGGACGACGCCAAGGCAGCAGCCCGGATCGTTTTCGAGCGTCTGCGCAAGGCCATCCAGGAGGCGGAGACGCCCGAGGCGATCGAGGCCGTGCTGCAGGCAACACCTGCGGACTGGGAGGACCTGAAGGCAGTCGCGCCCGAAGGCTACAATCGGCTGACGATCGGTGCCACCAAGCGAATCGAAGCGCTGATGGCGAAGGGGGACGCACCATGATCTGGGGCTGGGACGCCGACTTCACCGCGTTTACACGCCCTCCCGTCTCGCTGCCCGGCGGCATGCACGCCTGCCTGCCGGCGTGGAGAACGTCCGTCCAGCCGCTGTTCGCAGCGGGGCGGAAGGGGGCAGCCCTGATGGTGATCGCCTCCTTCGCCGCGCCGTTGATGGCCCTGGTCGGGGGCGTGGGCGCCGTCGTCTCGGTGACTGGCGTCGGGAGTACCGCAGCCCTGCGCGCGGCTGCCAGCGTGTGGGGCGATTTCGAAGCCCTCGCTTTTGTCGGACCCACGAGGGCGAAGATAGAGAAGTTGGAGGGATTTCTTCACCTGCCGGTGATCTGTTCGCTGCTGCGCTGCTGCCCGGCGATGGAGGCCGCGGAATTCTGCGAGGGCCTGGTGCTCCCCATGGGAGCATGGGCGAGGAGGACACTCGTGCTGACAAGGTCGGAGAGGCCGGTCTTTCCCGTAATGTGGCCGATCTCGGACGCCCCTGGGGTCGAGGTCCCCTTCGGCCGGCGCCTGTCGGCACTTGAGACGGCCGACGTCGACGGCGCGGTTGCCGGCGCCGGGGCGGCGGGCGCCGCCTACCTCGACTATCTGGTCGATCCTACTGTAATCGCGTGGTGCCGCAAGATGCTGGTGAGGCGCTACGCAGAGCTCCATGACGCTGGTTCCCAGACCGAGCCTCATGCCCTACGGGCGCTGGCTGCTCTGTCCGTGGCTGCGATGATCGTATGCCAGCTCGATATCATCGCATTCGACTATTTGGCGCTGACGACGTGGGCAAAAGAGAAGGTGCTGAAGCGTTAGGCGCCGGCTGCCTTGATCGCGGCCAGCAGCTCGCCCATGCGGTCGTGTGTCTTCGACTTCAGTTTGCCCTCGTCGACCCGCGCGGTCGTCCCCAGAACCGAGGAAATCACCTCCTTCTGGAGGGTGAGAAGGCGGAAGTATTCCGAGTTGTTCAGGGCCCGGGCGCCGTCCGTCCCCAGTGCCTCGGGGTCGATACGCAGGATGGCGAGCGCCCGGTCGAGCGCCAGAGTGAGTGCCCCGGCGAGCTGTTCGGACTGGCTCAGTAGATCATCCCCGCCGCGAACCCGTGGGCCTGAAGCTTCGGCAACTGCTTCGCCAGCCGGGCTCCGATGTCCGTCCGATACATCGGACTGTTCGGAATGGCGATCTGGTCGAGGACGCGATAGGCGCGGCGGCGGGATTCTGTCACCGTCTCCCCCACTCCCATTGCCACCAGAACATAGTCCCCCGCCGTCACCAGGCATGGCGCCGTCTCCACCTTGCCGCCGATGTCCTGCGGCGCCGTCCCCCTCGACACCTCGCACAGGGATACGAGAGACATATCGATCCGGGTCGAAGTAATGATCGGGATCCCGCAAACCTCTTTCCGCGTGATGTGGGAGTACGGATAGTCCGGGATCGACATCACCACTCCCGTTGATACCGAGTTTAGCGAGGGCGGCGTTGCGTGCTGCCCGAGCGCGAGGTCTGCCAGCCATTCTGCGTGGTCTCCTGTAATGAGCGACTGCTGAATATTGAAGGTCGGCCAGCCCGGCCGCATGGTGAACTCCAGAGGCCACGGCGTGCCGTCGTCGTCGACGATGCAGTTGACGTCGACATAGCCGGTGTGGCCGGTGCTGACCAAACAGTCCTCCAGCGGCGCCAGAACCTGGTCCGCCAGCTTCGACTTGCCGACATTGCGGATGACGGTACCTTGTTCTCCTGTCGCCACCCCCTTTTCGCCGTTCATTAGCTTCTTGAATTCCCAGTTTTCGCACCACCAGCCTGCTGCGAAGCCGGCCGGCCCGATCCAGCCGCCGACCGCCATCTCGGTCCCGCCGATGAATTCCTGAAGAAGGAACGGCCCCTTGTGCCGGCGCCCCTTCTTCCAGCGCTCCAGCATATAGACCATGTCGGCCGGCCCGGACGCGACGTAGGTCAGGCTCTTGTCGGGCTCATCGCCGCATGGCTTGGAGACGAAGCGGCGGTTCTCCCGCTTCACGTAGGCGATGGCGTCGTCGTAGCGTTTAAACTCCTGCGAGGGCGCCACGGCGATACCGTGCTTTGCCAGCACCTTCATGCCGTGGCCGCGATCGAGTTCCAACCGCGCCGAGTCCGTGGTGGCGGAAATGACCGCGATGTCGGGGTTCATCCGCCGCCATGCGTCGATCTCGGCGATGTAGCGGGTGTTGTCGGGCAGGAAGACCAGGTCGGCCCACTTCATCCATGTCGTCCACTCGCTGACGATCTCGACCAGGCCCTTGCCGATCTGGTCTGTGCGCGCGGTCTGGGGGATGTAGTGCTTTACCCTGTGGCCGTCCGCCAGGCATCGCATGGCGAAGTCGAGGGCGTAGCCACCCTTGTCGACGATGAGGACTCTCATGCAATGCGTGCCCCT